TCTTTTCAACAAAACCAATGTTTTCCATATCTTTACCGCTAATAGGACTTTCTGCTGTTTCTGAATCAGAAACTAAAACAATACCGTTTTCTGAATCATAAAAAACATTTTCAATAACTGTGTCTACTGATGATCCAGAAATAACATTCTGGCCATCAACTTTTTCAACAGAAATAATGCTTGCAAATTGATTTGCTGGGCTATCAACTAAAGACAGTTCATAAAGATCATAGTCCTTGATAATACGAATTGCTTTATCTAGATCTGCATTATATCCATCATCCCAAGACTTTATATTGCCACCAATAGAAAAACCGCTATATGTACCATCTAGGACCTTTTCCCAGGCATCCTGTGCTCCCTTTGAAACATAGGCAGACACATAAACTCCATTGTAAAACTTTTTTGAGTTTGGATCAAAATATCGATCTTCTTTAAATGAAACCATCTTTCCTACTGCTGATGGTTGGTGCATTTCACGAATGTTTCCTTTAAAATTTTTAAATGCCTTCATGCTTGCTTCTGCTGTAACAATATCATCTTGTTTATCAATATTGTCAAGAGATGCAAAGCCAGAAACTATACGTCTTTCAGCATCTACCTTGCCAATAGGCATTGACAGACGTAAGTTATCTTTGTCTGTGGTCCAGGAAGCCTTATTTATTAACATATCGTTATCCATTATACCAAATGTTTTAAGAGATTTCTCAATTACTGAGACGCTCTACCCTCTCCTTGTGGATTACGTCCATCAAGAGTTGCTGCCCCATCTGACTGACTGTTAGTTCTTTGTGCATCTCGTTCACGATTACCAGCAAGGTTTGCTCTAGCATCTGTTGCCTGTCTTGGAGTCATAACAAATGGAACATCTCCATCTTTTCTTTGTGGCAAATCAAGTGCTTCACGAGCCTCATTAGGAGTCATTACCTGAGTCTTAACATATCTTTCAATAATCTGAGATTGAGCAATTTCATCAGTTAAGGTTAGTTCGTTAAACTTAAGTTCAAGAACATCTGTCTTTTCTTTAATAATCTTATTGACAACCTTTTCAAGATGATGCTGTGCTGGTCTAGCAACCTGCTCTTTAAATGTACGATCTTGTGAGAGTGCTGCTGCCAAACCAGATTCTGATCCACCAAGTTTAGATATAGGAACTTGATGAGCAATTAGGATATCATCACGATTTTGCTTACGATACTCTTTAAATGATCCATCTTGGATACCGTTTTCAATAGGCTGCATATTGAACTCAACTTTATTTCCATCTGTATCTCCAGGAAGCGGAATGTATAAAGTTCTATGAGACTGAGATTTTAGTCCAGTCTGAAGGAATCTAAACATCTTGTCTTCTGCATCACCAGAAAGTTTTGCACCTTTGAGAGTAATAATATATCTTGGTACCGCTTTATTTTCAAAATAGTCAATGTTATATCTTGATGCTAATTGATCTCCAATTAGAGAAGGCATAGCAGAAACAATGTCTGGAATACCATAGTAAGTATTTAGTGGAGAATAAGACTTTATATGAATAATCTCATTTGGTCTTGAGTCTGCAGTTACTGGATTTTGATTATTTGCACCAAAGTTACGGAAATAAACAACGGCCTGACCAATGATCTGAAGGAATCCGTCGTTGAGTCTACGAACACGAACAGTAGTTGCTGGGATATGTCCAATATACCCAATCTCACCTTTTACAGTTCTACCAACTTCAATAAATCCATTTCCAGTTGCTTCAACATCTGTGTAAACCTTTTCCATGATTTTTGTAAAACTATCATCATCATTAAGGTTTTCTAGCCAATCACGTAACTCAATCTTGGCTCTTTCAATTCTATTTCTTGCTCTCTCAGTTGCTGATTCATCATCTGACATTTCTAATCTAAGAGCAGTTCTATCTGCAATATCAAAACGATATCCAAGTCCAACAATATTTTCTACTTTTGCATCAATAGCAGCATGGTTAGCAAATGAAGTATCATAAAAGTTTGCAAGTTCATACATGTTATATGGTGGCGTGATTACATCAAATAGACCATATCCATTTCTATATACAGTCCCAGGATTAAGAGCCTTTGATCCTGCATCATCTACTCCAGATGGAGTTGCATTTGCAGAATCTAAATATGCTGGAGTTGGTGTTATTGCCTTGCTGACCTGTCTTGCTACACGACGACGAAAGTTCTGATCTAGTCCAGAATACTCTTTTAGTTCATCCCAGTTTTTATTAAATGGGTCATTTGCTTTAAATTGATTTTCTTCTTGCTCCTGAGTGTTTAGGCTTGCTCTAACATACTGGAAGTTGTCATCATCAGTCACTTTCGTACGCATCCCTTCCATATGTATTCAATGTATTCTGTGCATCTGCAATTGCTCCCAAATCATTAACATTTGGAATCAAACCTTGCATCATTCTGTCTTTTTGCTCTGAATACTCTTCTTCAGATACTCTGGTTAATCCAGGAACAAAGTGCGCCGTACCCTCTCCATCATCGCCATTAAATACTGCAGCCCTCTTAAGTTCTGCAATCTTTGATATGTCACCTTTTTGAGAAGGAATGTTCAATACAGAACCAGTTCCGTCAGTAAACCACTTTCCATTTGACTTTTTGTATACGTATAGACCCCAGTCATAGTGTTTATCAATGACCTTACGTCTTACATTTTCAACTATTGGTTTACCAGTTTTTGGGTTTATTAAAGAATCCATAACCACAAGTATACCAGATTACACTGGTGTACCTACGGATATTGACCATGTTGTATCATTGTATATTTTCATCTTATCTGCATCAAAAATCATTCCTGATTCATCATCAATAATAATCTTATTAGTTCCAATATATGTTTTATATACATCTTGAGCGTTAACTCCATATAGGGCAGAGGCGGAAATAACAAGGACACCTTCCCAAGTATAGTTATTTAGCCAAAAAGACCAATCTCTGTCTGTAAGGCCTTCTTGCTTAACCTTAAGCCATGGTCTATTAATCTTAGACTGTAATTGTTGAAGGTTGTTTGCCTGATAATATGCAACATTATTGAATAATGCTGGGCTGTTTAGATTAATTGATCCTATAAATAGGTCAAAGTTTACTGCTTCTCCAAAGTTAACACCAATGGCTGACCACTCTTTAATTGTTAACACTGGCTCTCTTACAAGTGTTCCATTAATATAGTATGATATTCCCTGAAAATCTGAATTATCTGATTTATTTTTAGCATAAACTCTCCCACGCTTGCCTATTTCATCATTGGCAATAACAAAGAAAGAAATAGTGTCTGCCTTATGTCTTATTTCAAATAAAGGAATTGGCGTTGCTGTAAACGATTCTTGGTCATATCTTATCCAAGACTGCATTGCGCTTACTCTATAGTTTTCTGCAAGAGATTGATTAATTGGTATAGAAATTCCACGGTCAAAATTTGAATCAAAGTCTCCACGAACCTGTATTCCAGATGTTCTATTCATATACAGATATGGAGTACTTCCCTTATAAATACTAAATGGATTCTTTGACTTATAATCATAATATAGTCCAGAGCGCTTGTATGGAAAAAGATCTGTTCCAAAACGAGTTCCAATAGGATTAAAGGAGTTATCGTTTAGTGCCTGAGATGCAAGTTCAAGTTTTCTTAGCAAAACTGGTTTTGTTAGTATTCCACGAATGTTGAAGTCAAGATGATAAACAATTGCTAAACTATTAAAATCAACATCTTTTCTTGGATAAATTATTGTATTATCAACAACCTCAAATTTTGTAGTTGACCAAGAAGAATATTCTGAAACATCAACTATAGCATTTTCTTTTGCAGGAATAGTTGTTGTAAAGTTATCTTGTGACAAGTTTGCTCCATCAGCAATATACTGAAAAGTAACATAACTTCTAACTGCTGCATTTTGGGTATTATATTCGTAATACTTTAAAGCCTTTTCTTTAAGGTCTTGATAGTTATTCCAACCAGTAAGCAAAGAGTTATCTAGTTGCTGATATGTTCTTTGTGTTGGTAAAGAATACGAACTAGCCAATTCCCCATATGTCCAAGATCCAGTTGTTTCTGCCTCAAGCAGGCTTGATGGTGATGGATAACCAATATTAAACTGTAAAAAATCTAAGTCATAAAAAGAATTTCCTACATCATTTTGAACAAACTGTGCAAAATAAGATAGTGGCATGTAGTCTTCCCAATATCCTGAAACACCAATATCTAAAAACAAACTTCCATAAGCATATGTCGGCAAAAGTGTATAACTTGCTGTGTGTGACAATAAGGCTAATGCATTTTCAGATGACTCAATTCCGCTTCCACTATAGGTGTCAATAATTGCAATTCCAGTTTCATCAAAATAATTAGATATTGAGTTTGAATTTAATTCTGTTGAAAATCCAATAGAAAAGATATAGCCCTTAAAGGTTTTAGATCCAGAGTTATCTCCACCGACATAAAGGCTTAGAGAGTTTTGATTGCCAAAGAATGTTGCAAGGTTTCCACCAAAGGTATTTACTAGTGTTTGAATATTAATTCCAGCAGCAAAAAGTTCTTCTATCTCAAACTCATCTGTACGATATATTTCTTGAGATATTCCTGAGTAATATAAAGAGTACACAATCTCTAGTCCATCTACGTTGATAGAGAAGTAGTTTCCTGTGCTTTGATTATATATCTTAAATAATACTTCTTCTGATTCGTCTGTTCCACTACCCTGGTTGTTTACTTGAAAAACTCCATATAGGGAAGCAACTTGTGAATTTAAAATATTAAAATTTGCAAAGTTAATATATGCTCCATCATTATTCCAAGTTGAGTCTGGATTTAAAGATATAAAGTGAGCGTCTGTTCCTAAATATCCACTAGTGATATTTTGGTATAAGTTATCTGAATCATCATAAAGGTCTTGCAATGTTTTTGTTCCAGTAAATATTGTTGGCAATGAATACTGAGGAGTTGTTAGGGCTGTTGCAGTCGTTGAAAGATTGTCAAATGTTCCCTGTTGCCACTGTGCAAAATCTGGGTAGTTATAGTTTGCTGTGTAGTCTGCAAAAGAGTAATCTATGAATGCAGAAGTTCCACTATATGCAGAGTCAATACTTTCTGATGATCCCACTCCTTGACCA